GGGCGTGATACCGGCGGCGCGTGCTGCCTGGGCGAACTCCATGGCGCCATAAAGCCCGTCGTGATCGGTGATAGCCAGGGACCGGTATCCGTAGGCGGTGGCCTGGGCGACGATCTCCTCGGGTAGGGACGCACCATCAAGGAAAGAAAAGGCGGTATGGAGATGGAGTTCGGTATAGGCCACACAGCGCCTCCAGTCATGCCAACACAGAATCACGCCTTGTGGCGTGAAATGATCGTAGAACAAATGTTCTTTTGGAGACAAGATGTGTCAAAAAGACATAGGGCGGGGCGGAGGATCGGAAGGAAAGGGAGGCTGTTTTGCCTGCTGGATGGCAAGCATTACTGACGACAAGATGTATGGGAGGCAAAACGTTTTGATGTTTAGATGGAAAGACAGGAAGACAGGAAGATGGAAAGATGTCTTGATGATGGGATGTTTGAGTGGACGTTACCAAAGGGCGTGCGACATATCCCATGAGGGGCATAAATCTGTGGAGCACCAATCCAAGACTTGGTTCAGGGGCTAAGATTTGAACACATATTGCTTTACAAGTCAACCAATCCAAACTGGCGCGACCAGGCGGGAACGATCCGCCGGCCTCAGCCGTGACAAGGCTGCGCTCTACCACTGAGCTATGATCGCAAATGGTATCCACGGCATGAATCGAACATGCATCATCACCTTCGCAGAGTGGCACTCTGTCCCTTGAGCTACGCGGATATATGGCCCCGATGCTAGGATTTGAACCTAGAATCTCTCCTTAACAGGGAGGCATGATGCCAATTTCATCACAACGGGTCACTGGTACCCTCCGAGAATTTTGAAATCCCGACCGTCGCCGTGTAAAGACGCTGCTCTGCCTCTGAGCTAGGAAGGCATATTGGTATCCCCACGGGGTCACGATCCCCGGTTTCCACCTTGAGAGGGTGGTGTCCTGGTCCTCTAGACGACAGGGACACATGGTAGGGAAGCAGGGTTCTGACCCCTGGATACCTGGTTGAAAACCAAGCGTGATGCCATTTCACTACATCCCCAAACTGGTGAGCTCGCCTGGATTTGAACCAGGGAAAGGCGGATTAAGAGTCCGCTGCAATAGGCCGCTATGCGACGAGCCCGAATTGGTGGATCTCCTCAGATTCAAACTGAGAACCTTCATCTTGCAGGGATGCTGCACTATCGTTGTGCTAGAGACCCATGGTCAAGGCGGCTCGATTCGAACGAGCGATTTCTTCCTTCCAAGGGAAGCGAGTACGTCCGCTACTCTACGCCAAGAGGGGGCTTCCTCGAGGACTCGAACCCCGTACCAGCGCATTACAAGTGCGCCGCTCTACCTGATGAGCTAAGGAAGCATTGGTACGCCCAGAAGGATTCAAACCTCCGACCTGCTGCTTCGAAGGCAACTGCTCTATTCACTGAGCTATGAGCGTATGGACGACTGACCCCGAATCGAACGGGGATTCCACGGTTTGCAATCGCGTGCCTAGCCAATCGGCCATCAGTCGGTATATTGGTTGCGGGTCTCGGATTTGCACCGAGATAGACGAAGATTATGAGCCTTCCGAGTTACTGTTACTCCAACCCGCTATGGCAGGGACGGAGATAGTCGAAATCCCTTGCGGCCGGTTTTGGAGACCAGCTTCGCACCATGCGCATCCCTAAATGACATTCCGAGCCATCGAGATGTTTAAACATCTCGATGTATAGACATTGAAAAATCTTAATGTCTGGATGTATAACCATTTTACCATCAATATGTTTATGTAATCAAGAAGCAGTTTTCAAGGAGAAGGCAGTGAAACGCACCAACGTCATTGATGAGATCTTCGCTTATCAGGGGCGGAATCTGATAATGGCGCATTGCCGTGTCCGCATCTATACCGGTCCCGGTCTGGCTCCGTTGGTCCTGGTTAGCGAATGTGATGACAACGAAGGCACCAGTATCACCGGTGCTGCGCCAGAACTGTACCCGCGACTAATTGCCAAGTTCTTGCCGGGTTGGCTCGATCAGGCAGAAGACTTGATCCTGGTTGAACATTATCCAGGGCATGAAGGAGAGTGGGGGAGACTCCAGGTCGATACGTTCGATCGCGTCACCTTCACTCACTGGAAGCCTCGTATCCGGTACATGTCTGGAGTCAACCATGTGATGTTCGGGGATCCGGAGTGGAAACCTTTTGGGGAGGCGAGGCTCAAGGAATTGGTCGAGGATATTGGGTAGAGGGACAGAGCGCACTGTCCCATCAGCCTTCAAACCATCTACTCCACACAACATATCCCTTTAGTGGAGTCCATCTGGAGCACCATCGCTATGACGAAGAAGGCTCATTGAGTATTCGATACAGTGTCGACTTGGAGATCCCCAGCGTCTGACAGATGGTGGCGATGTCTGTTTGTTTGTCGGCATGCATCCGCTTGGCCAGAGCCACCTGCTTGTCCGTCAGCTTCTTCGGTCGGCCACCAACCCGGCCTCGAGCTCGAGCTGCTGCCAAACCGGCGTTGGTGCGTTCCTGAATCAGGGCCCGCTCGAACTCTGCCAGGGACGCGAAGATATGGAAGATCAACTTGCCACCAGGCGTGGTGGTGTCGATCGACTCCGTGAGGGAACGGAACCCGACGCCGCGAGCTTCCAGGTCATTGACGGTTTCGATCAGGTGACGAAGCGAGCGACCGAGACGATCAAGCCGCCAGACTACCAGTGTGTCGCCGGGTCGGACGTACTTGATAGCTTCATCCAATCCTGGTCTGTGAGCTTTGGCTCCTGATGTCATATCGGTGAAAATTTGGTCGCAGCCAGTTGAGGTGAGAGCGTCGGTTTGTAAATCCAGTGTCTGGTCGCCAGTTGAGACGCGAGCGTAGCCGATCAGCATGATTATTCTTCCCAGTAGCTCAAAAACGTACAAGTAATGGCACGTTGATTATGGCACGGGTTTCGGGAAGTGAAAAGGGCTATTTTACTATGGGGTTTCTGAGGTCACCAAAAGTCCTATAATCGAACGTATTAAGCACTATAGGATAGTTGACATAATGTTTATATATGAGATGATGTATCAGTTCATCCAGATACAACTATATTTTGAAAATAGACCGTCTCCCTGGGTGAACACTTTGGAGTCGGTCTTTTTAGTAGGAGGTCTATGCCAATACAGTTTGTTTGTCGGTGGTGCGGGAGAGAATCAGAGATAGACAGGTTTAGGTCTCGATATTCAAAAATCTGTATGGATTGCTATAAGGAACATACACACAAGAAAGCAAGACAACCCAATAGTAAGTTCCTCCGACTTGAGTACACTGCAAGGAAATTGGGAGTCGAGATGGATATAACCAGAAAGGATTATCTTTTATTTCAGGATTGCGATTGCGTCTATTGTGGACTTCCCGTGACAGGAAGAAGCTCGGTGGATGCTCAGAAAAACACTGGAAGCGGATTGGATCGGGTAGATCCCAAGAAGGGATATACGCTGGATAACGTAGTCCCGTCGTGCTTCCTATGTAATAGAACGAAAAGCGACTGGTTTACTCATGAAGAGATGAAGGTGATAGGAAGGGCAATTAGAGAAGTGATAGATACTAGGCCGTCTCGATAAAGACGCGGATAACCTGATTATTCGTATAACGAGGATTGTGCGAATTTGGCAGCCTCACGACAACCAAAACCCACTATTGAAGGATAAGACTGAGAAGCTCGTCTGGTTCCTTGATTACATCATCCCAGTTCAGCAAGTGGATCTCTGATCTCCAGTCGGCCGAGCCAGGATGCTTGATTACCGTTCCCATGCGAATCTGGGCGTCGTTCTCAATCACTCCAGCATCTTGCAGCAAGTCACACCAGCTGGCGCCGACATTATCCCAGTCAATATCCAGCCTTCCTTTTAAGTAGACATGAATAATGGCCACGGTCGCTCCTGTGAGGGGCGTAGATGGCCTTTGTTGATAAATGATGGGGAATGCTTCAGCGTGGAATTTCTCATGCGCCACGGATGGCAATGATCGATTGCGGAAGTTACGCCTTGAGTTTTTCTTGCTGATCGGCCGGATGCCTTCGATGACCGCCGACCACTCAAACATCCTCCTCCTTGGCTAGCTGCCACTTGGCGGTCTGGCAATTTGCATATTCAAAGTGATAATGCCTGCGGCCACACGTCTTGCAGGTCTTTTTGTAGTGTGGAATTCGTCTGGTCTTTGTGGTCTTGAGTGCTTTCATAGATTTAGATGATGTCCTGGCCGTACCACCATTCCAGAAACGTCTCCTTGGCTGCCTGGTAGTCGGCATCGGTTGGTGGTCGATTGGTTGGAATTAGCCGGTGTCTTCGGAGTAGCTTGCGGATAAATCGTCGGAGTTTGGGTATCGCCAGGTCTTGGGGATCCACCTGGTATGATCGTGCCATCTCAGCTACATAGAGCAGATCCTGGCGATGCGCTGAAGGCCTCTTTGACCACCATAGTAGGATCGAGTACTGATCAAAACGGTGGAGGCGGATCATGGTGTCTTCCTTTTAATAGAGCTCCCTTCTCACCACCAATGATTGGCCAGCCAAAATTGGTATGAGCTGTACCAACCCCGATACCTCTGGATCGCATATGAGTGGCACCATCTCAGCTGAGTCACAGGATTTGTGAGGTAGTCCGCTCCCACTGAAGCCATCTTGGATCCAGGGAGTGCCTGGCAAAGTCCAGTCGCTCCTGAACTGCTATTGACGGCCGTGTATCGCCACCCACTCTCCCTGGTGATGATGAAATCAACGTATTGCCAATCTGATTCGGGTATTCCAGCTGCCTCCATCCATTCATATTTGTTCCCGCCAGAGGCGGGTGTATTAGGAGTTGGCATAGCCAATGGGATATGTCGTGTATCTGGTTCGGGAGCAATAACTTCAGATGTAATCTGCGTTTTCTGGATATGCGTTTCCGGTGGTGTGGCCGCAAAAACAAGATCAGTGTTGCTGGGAGTGATGATGATTGGCTCGGCCGCCGGCAGGGCTGGTGGCAATGAACCGAAGAGCGAGGCCAGGCCAAGAAGGACGCTGGCCACGGCTCTTGAGTATTCCGATAAGGTCATAACAGCGGGAGTCGATTACCGGTGGCAATGTTCCCTGATGGTCCCCTAAACATCTGTAGGTCAAGCAACGCCACCTAAGGGGGAAGATGACGCCGCTAGATGTACAGATGTTTAAATGGTTACATGTCTATTTTACCGCGTCAGTGTCGGTGTTTATGCCCAGCTCGCCGTCGGAGTAGTCTCGCAAGGCCCAGGACACGCTGTCCCGGATCGCCTGTACACGTTGGCGGGTCAGAGGCTTGGGCTGTGGATCGACCTGCTGTAACCACTTGGCAATCGTGGTCAGACAGCCTTTCTCTCCCCCACTCCAATGTCTGGCGATGAAATAGACGCTCCAGTTTCGTGGCCACGTTTCTATAGCGTGTTCGTGGGTGGCTTTAACGGGGGGACGCAGGAATTTGGTTGGGAGATTGTGTTTGTCGAATGTCATATACTTTCCTTATACACTCATTTAGTAATTATGTCAATATTCACGACCTGGGAAATGGATTACCGGCCAGAAGATTGAAGGGGTTGGTGTATTCAACTACTCGACACCCTAGAGGTGAGGTGGGATGGTGAGTTGGCAGGGGAATAGCCCCCCTACCCCCCAAGATAGCAACGGCAGAAAAACGGGCACTTATTGAAGCGACAATACCTCTAACTACCTACGGCCATTACTTCTTAGGGTTTCCGGGGTTCCGTAGCCACTCCGTTGGGGCAAGTCAACGGCTAATAGTGGATTTTTATCACCAAGTCGCAACCCTGAGAGTGTCAGTGTCGGTTCATTGGCATCAGCATCGTTTGTTACAGTGTTTTTCCTGAGCCTTCGTCGGCTCGTTCACTCCATGTGCTGCATTTATGGGTCACGGTCAGGTCATAGATGCCTGATTTGAGATGGCATGGGAAGTGTCACCTCTGATCAATCAGCTACGTCTTCTGGGGGATGTGAGGATTGCGGCCGGTGGATCCATACAATTTCGGCTTGGCCCGGCTCGTTGGCTCGATGACGGCTAGGACTTCGCCCGTCCTCAGGTCCATTTTAGTGATCTTGCATTTGCTGAGTTCTAATCTCCGCATCGCCTCGCTGGGCTTCTGCCACGATCCCCGCCGTTTCTTGGTAGAGCGTCTTGATTTTGGTTTCGCTGGAGGTAGAACTGGTGCGCCGAACTGCGGTATCCAGTTCGTTTGATATTTCATCTTACTCATCTTACTCATCATTCTCCTATGCACTTATGCATTCATGGTAAACAAAAAGATCGACTCCAGAATGCAGCTCCTGAAATCGATCTTTATATCCCCATGTATGCTGCACTACATAGAACTTGCTTATGCGTAACTTCATTATACCTCCTCCCTCTCTTGCTTTTGTCGGCAATCCTTGCACCACTTACCCATCAAATCCTCATAGGTCTGCTCTTTCCCGCCATATCGACGGGTTTTCTGCTTCCTGTACGGACGAAGATTCCTGGTATTACCGCAGAAGTCACATTGCTGTGGCTTGTTTTGCAGCATCACTGCACCGCACCGCGGGCAGTCCTTGAGTGGTGGTGCATCGAAGTCTCGCAACGTCGTATGGGGGATCAGTTTCCCATCCCGTTCCTCCCCGCCACTGCAGTAGTACTTGACCTGGGTTGTGGGTTCGTGATTGCTGGGTGGTAATCCAGACCAACGACGCTTTCGCTCCTCGAATTCTTGTTCCTTCTCAGGAGACAGCAATAGCGCGTCCTGGTGTTTGGTTTTGGATGGCGGCATGAACGGCGTCCAATGGAAATACTCGAAGATCTCCGGTTTCTTGATGCTGATGGGTTTGGTAAAGGCGGGGGCGGCATTCTGGAAGATGAGCATGAAGCCGTTGATGGTCTCGCCAGTCTTATAGACCACACAAACATTGTGGTCTCGGACTAGTCCCTCTGGGAGCCGGACGTACTTATGACTAACCGTTGGCGATCGCCGGAGTTTGCCCCAGAAGTCATACCCATGTGTATCCCCACGGTAGAGGAACTCTTCTCGCTTGATGAGCTTGGTGACTACCACCTTCTTCCAGGGAAGGGTGGTGATATCAATGCCTTCGAGTTTGGGATCTCGAAGAGACATGGGTATTGGTTTGCAGGTTAGATCTTCATACATGGGCAGTTGAGTAATTACATCTATTAATGCATATTCCCAACATTAAATCAATAGTCTAAATTGGCATATTGACATATGTTAAATAAATCTATATGATGTATCTATAACCCATAAACACTATGAATACCAAATACATCTATACACCATCTCGCAAGTTAGCCGTCAAGGCTGGGATAACCCCATACCAGATTGCCCAAGGAATCTTCTGGGGCCTCCTGGCTGCCACAGCTCTATCACAGATATGGAAATAATAAGGGGGATATTCTATGCCAGAAACCAAGACTGCTCCACAAGAGAAATCTGTTGAAATGACCTTTCTGCAGCGTCTGGGACTCATCCAGGCGGAGTTGAAGGCACCTAAGGATCTTAACAATTCCTTTGGTGGATTCAAATACCGAAGTAATGAGTCCATCCTTGAGGCGGTAAAGCCGCTACTCATCAAATACGACATGGTGCTAACTCAGGTTGATGAGCTGGTGTTGACAGGTGATCGCTACTACATCAGGGCGATATCCACCCTTGAAGACATCCACGGTCAAGGGACAAAGGTCACAACCGCACTTGCAAGAGAGGATGAATCAAAGAAGGGGATGGACGCGTCCCAGGTAACCGGGGCTACTAGCTCCTATGCCCGAAAATACTCACTCAATGGCATGTTCCTGATCGACGACACTAAGGATGCGGACTCCGACGAGCACCACAAACAACGAGTAAGAACTCCAAATCAACCATCAAAACCGGCCGGAACTTTGCCATCAAGTCACCCTCCTGTCAAGACATCTAAACCTCTAGACAGCAAAGAATCTAGCCATCCCGCTGTCACTCCGGCACAGAATCATCTCGCTGTATCTGCAGGAAAAGCAACAGATCTTCCGTGCGAGATACATGACTGCAAAAATACGGTCTGGGCCTCAAAAGCAGAGAAGACCCGCCACTATCACGATGGCCACATCATCTGCTACTTCCACAGCAAGAACAGTGACTGGCGAGCCATGCTCAATCAGGAAGATGCAACCCCAGCTGCTTCATCTACTCCAGCCCGACCAGCACCAGATGATGTTGATCCAGATATGTGGGCCGAAGCAGAAGCACTATTCCAGCAACCCACAATAAAAACGAACCCGGACGGCTCAACCGAGTCTGTCGATGATGACTTCGCCAATCTGGCGGCCCAGGAGCATTAGAAAGGAACCTCTATGTCACACACTGCCCAAACAACATTGCATCAGGAACTGGCGGAAGCAAATCTCCGATATTTCTTCCTCCTCAAAAAACTGAGAAAGGAGCGACGTGGTGGGCGATTCGCCCTGGGCCTGGAAGAGCAGGTTATCTGGTCCCGCAACACTATCGTCGAATTACAAGCAAAGCTACCTAAAGGAGGTGAATCAATACATGCAAATTGAAACAATCCTTACCTTGGCCTTTAGTGCAGTCTTGGGATTTGGATCTGCCATGGTCCTGAATCGCGTCGGAGCCTTCGGCCAACCGCTGTCAAAGAACTTACAGAAAGACCAAGACAGACTCACATCGCTCTATACCGAGCCCAGGAAGTTTGTGGTCAACAACTCTTCTCAGATAGAGACACCGGCCGAGACCCAACCAGTCAAGCGTAAGCCTGGTCGACCACGAAAGGTGCAGCCATGAACGCCGCGGTGAAGCTCGAGGCCGGTAAGCAATACCGACTCATCACGAACTACGGATCCCGCATGAAGAAGGGAGAGATTCTCACCCTGACTGATGACGATGGGACGACCGTTCCTCAATTCAGGAACAAGCGGGGTGAGCTGACCTACGTCGCAAAATCCGCCATAGAAGAAATCAAAGAACGGAGGTAAATGACAAAACAGATAACACAAGTAGGAGACATCGTTCGGGTGACCCAAGGCTCCGGCGTTACCGAACAACAGATGGTTGGTAAGACGTTTACCGTAGAGGGGGTAGATCACGATCTTGGTTGTCAAAGGATCTACATAGGAAATACTGTGATGTGCCAAAACTTGGGCGATGAATGGGAAATAGAAACACCTGTAACCACCCCATCCGTCACCCCAGTCCCTCATCTCATATACGACGTTGACACCACGCCCGGTTCCAAAGGGACCAAAACTATTACATTCTCTAAAGGAGGCTCATTCATGAGCAGATTATCACTACTCGCCAAAAAGGCATTCGACAAGGAAACCAAGACGCTTATCAAGACCGGGGTGCTCAACTCAGATCTTGAGGTCCAGAACGAGCAATTCGTCCTCTCATTCCTGGTCGACAAATATAAAACTGAACTCGCTGCCCTGGCCCAGGAACAGCTGGACGAAGCCAAAAAGGAAGCCTAGCGCGTCCTGGAGAAGGAGAGAGACAGCCATAAGGCACACGCCCACACGGGCAGAAATGGAGGAAAGTGAAGATACCCAGTCAAGAGCTTCGAGACGAAGATGTTGCCTATGATAACGTGTCAAGCACGATCATTGGGCAGCGTCGGTGGGTCACAGTACACGAGATTGTCTTCCTCTGGAAAGATGGAAAGCATTACAAGACAGTCGTTGATCTTCCATCCACCGAGATGCAGGAAGACATGAAACCTTGGGAATATGAAGACGAGGTTGAATGTACTGAGGTAGAGCTACAGAACGTTACCATCCAGAAATGGGTGCCAGTCAAGAAAGAGGCCTAAGGAACCTCCCCAAAACAAACAACATATATGATCTTTCTCACTATTCTCTTATCCGTCATCGGTCTGGCAGCCGGTGTCGGTGCACTCATTGTCCGAGGAGCCAGTGACGCTCCAGCCGGACTTGCCAGGAAACTCGGCATAGCATCCGCTATTGTCTTGGTTGCCGCCTATCTCTCAACCTCAGTCGTTGCTGTAGATGTTGGACAGGTAGGTGTTATCACCCGCTTTGGAGCTATTACCGGCCGTGAACTCAGTCCGGGTATCACCACCAAGGCTCCCTTCCCTATAGAGAAGGTCGTCACCTTCAACACCCAGGTCCAGAAAGATGAGGTCGACGCAACTGCAGCCAGCCAGGATCTGCAGGACGTCCAGTCCAAACTGGCGGTGAACTACCATCTGGAACGCGGCAAAGTCTCCGATATCTATCAGGGTGTCGGCATCAACTACGCAGACCGCGTCATTGCCCCAGCGATTCAGGAATCTTTCAAAGCCACAACGGCCAATTACACGGCCGAGAACCTGATCAAGAAGCGATCCGAGGTGGCTCAGGCAGCCAAGACCAACCTGAGTGAACGACTGGAAAAGTACGGTATCTCGGTCGACTCGGTGAACATCATCAACCTGACATTCTCCGCGGCCTTCTCCCAGGCAATCGAGCAATCCCAGGTGGCAGCCCAGCAGGTAGTCAAGGCCAATAACGAGGTGGAACGGGTCAAGAAGGAAGCAGAAGCTGCGATCGAAAAGGCTCGTGGTGAGGCTGAAGCTCAACGTGAGCAAGCCCAGTCCATCACACCAGAGTATCTGGAGTTGAAGAAGATTGAGACGCAAGCACAGGCAATAGCCCGATGGAATGGAATCTTACCAACTACCACGGGCGGAGATGGGATGCTCTTCAGCCTCCCTGTAGGACGATAATGAGCGCTGAGCAATACCTCACTCTCGGCACACCAGTCATCATCGACGAAGAGTCGGAATATTACCCTGGAGAGGTCGCCTATATCATTGATGTGGCGACTGGTGAAGACTATGCCTACTGCGTCTCGCCTTCCAATAGTCAGATCGTGACCAACTGCCAATGGGTTCGCAAGTGCCACGTACGACCAATTCGCCGCCGCACCATGAATCAAGTCGGCCAGCAGCCCGGATCATCTTCATCGCCGGCTGAAGATCAGGAACTGACTATTGGAGCGCCCGTCGTTGCTCGAGATAACGCATTCTTCGCGCTGTTACCAGAAGTGGGGTACATCACCGAGATCGAGAGCGCTCCACACGGGATGATAGGCATCTCCATAGATAAAGGAGGGGACACAGACATCTTCATCAAGCGATCATTGGTCGAACTCGCATGATCAGCCAAGTGAACAGAATCGAGATATGTAGCCTCATCTAGGTATGCTAATCAGCAATCCCAAATCATACGTATACATAGACTCATTAGGCTGTCATTTATAATGAATAGTAGCAAGCCTATGAGGAGGTAAGTGTATGAGTGATAAAAAAGTGTTGTCACTGGATGAGGAGATGGAGGCATTAGCGGCTGAGATGAAAGCTAAGTCACCGAAGGCGGCCTGTCCTGTAGAGAGGAAGGCTCGAGAGGCGTGTACCTCTTGCGAAGGATAGTAACTGGAACCCGGAGAAATCCGGGTTCTTTTATTTTGGGATTGTTGGTATCTCATGGACACCTATTAACACATCTATAGTCGGTTTGAGGCTAAGCAGGGTTAAATTGGTGTATTGACATTAGTATTATATTATGTTAATATATACATATATCCAATAGATATGAACATTTACAGACTAATAAGGTAAGCAGCTGGGATACATCCACCTGACAACATAGCTATGATTTTCTCTGGGCAACACAGGCATATAAGCACCTTGTGGTAAAGCCATCAAGGCGAGTAAGACCTCCCTGGCCAACATAGTAGATCTCCCTGATCGGCCGGTGTGTTTCAGCTCTTTATCTTATTAATCACATTATTACTTACATTCCAATAAGGGGGAATCACATCATGAAGGGTACAACCACCAGTTCAGATAAATCTCAGACCAAGAAAGGTCTCAATTTCAAGAAGATCGGCGCGATCGTATTCGTCGCCATAGTAATCGGGTTAGGTGTCTACGCCTTCGGTTTCACCACCAAAGGCCGAACCATGGTTCGAGTCATGATCGATCCAGCTCCAGCTGTCGATGCCTACGCTGCCAAGGATGCCTATATCAATGGCTTCAAACTCCAGGTAGCCTCCCCAAAAGAGTAGCCACTGAGCAAAAAGTGTCAGTACAGACCACGCCGGCAGAGGCTCCCACGCCAACCCCAACCGTTGTACTGGCAGCTCAGTCGGCACCGCCGGCACGATTAGCAACAGTTGAAGAAATAAAGGCAGAGATTGTCAGGGTCTTTGGATCTCGATCGAGCGCCGCATTGTGCATTGCCGAAAACGAGTCGCACTTCCGGAGCGAGGCGGTGGGGTACAACAATGATATCCACGCCTCTCACGATCGGGGAGTCTTCCAGCTGAATTCGTATTGGCATCGAGAAGTCTCAGATGATGAAGCCTACGATGCCAGGGAAAATATCCAGCATGCGTATCGTATTTCCAAAGCTGGTACAGATTGGCACCAGTGGAGTACCAGGAATATCTGCGGGGTGGCCTAGATGAGCAGCACGAACCGCATCGCACGAAACATCCTCATCGTCCTGATTCTGATCTGCACCCTCTCGGTCTTGCAACTCATCCAGGAACACAAGGAGGTGGAAGGGCATATCCACACATTCACAGTAGAAGGGAATCAATAATGTTCGTACTTACAATGCAGCAGCTAGCGGAACCCTTGGCGGCAGTTTGGGTGGTGATCGTCATCCTCGGTTCCCTTATGGCCATCCTCGCCGGTATTGCCTATATCATCATCAGAGCCAGTGAGAGAAGACCGGACTTCAGAATCCGTGACGAGTGGAAGAATTTCGACCCATTCAATGAATGGTGAACAACAAAGAAGGACGACCGTATGGCCGTCCTTTATTCAAACTCCAGGCTTTTGCCTTCGTTATCCCTTTCTAATCAACTGGTTATAAGTGGTAGAAGCCACAAGTAACACACCAGCGAAGATCGCGGTAACACTGGCAACATCACCAAGGTTGCTCACATCAACGCCTGCCTGGGAGACAACAATAGCGCTGGCAATCACTGAGACGACAGCTGCTGTGATACGGGGATGTTTGGTTGCCGGTACAGGAATGAATGGTGACTTCAGAATCTGGGTAGCAAGAGTGGTTGCTGTACCACCTAGTAATACGGATTGAATGATTTCTACGGTTGTCATATATTGTGCGACCCTCCTTTGAGTCGCTTCACTGCCTCAAGTAATAGTTGTATGAATGTCCATTGTTCGATAGGTCGAGCCTTCTCCAGGGCAACCTGGAGCTGGTTCCGCAGGTCTTCGCTGATGACTCGCTCTGCGGCCAGGGCGTTCAAAGTGTCGGCTGCGGCCGATTCTGCCTGTTCCTTCTGCTCAGCTAGAGTGATGGCGGTCTGACCAGCCTGTTTCAGAGAAGTCTCAAGACTTGTCACGGTCTCGTTCAGCCGATGGATGGAGATGGTGGCTGCATCCAGTTGTTCAATGATGGCCTTCATCTGATCGTTCCCAACGTATTTGCGCACCCACTCGTCGGCCGAGAGGGTGGAGCGTTTCCACTCCTCTACCTGCTTTGATGGTGGGTTCTCGCCAGTCTGGGTCAGGTAAGCAATCTTGAAGGACTCATCCTTCACCTTCTCAAGCGCCGCAGAGGAGAGTTTCTGGGCTTCCGCCTCGATATTGGCCCGAAGGGAGGCGTTGGTGGTGTTTGATGCCTTTAACTGGGCTTCCAGGCTGTCTAACGTGCCAAGATAAGCTGCCATGTCGCCGCTGATCACGGCCTTGAAGTCGGCACCGCCGGCGAGACGGTCGGCCGCAAACTGCTCAGCCGGATAGATGGATCCGTCCGGGTTCCTGCCCTTACCCGCGTCGATACGGGCCTGATGATAGATCTTTAGCGCCACACGGTCATTGACAACCGGATTGGGAGCGTACTTCTGACACCAGGTGTAGGATGGCAGGCCGGATCCCTTCCACTTATCGATTTCTGATTGATTGGGCCACCGTTGAGCGATAGCGATAAACACTTCCGCGAATGATTGATCTGGTGACACGTCGTTTCCTCCTGTAATTTTCTCCTTTCGTGGTCGTATCCAGCCGAAGGTCAATACCCCATTGAGGGCATAGCCCCTGGTAACCCGGTAGGCGGGTCGGGTGTTGGTAAAACCGTCCTGTTCAATGAGCGTGATACTGGATGATTCGGCACGTTCTACTACGGCCACATGTCCATAAGGATTGTTAGGCATCTCCCCCCAGAAGATGACATCTCCTGGCTGGGGGATGAGATTGGATGCTCCGGTGTTAGGGATCTTTTGCCAGTATTCATTAGGGGCATTGTTGTACTTGTCCTTGGCGTTGCCACGGCCAATAGTGCGCTCCCAGTCGCCAAAGAGGTACTGTGCATAGTCATTGGGAACATCAACACATTGCAGCCCGGCTACACCGTCCAGATTCATTGCTCTGCCGATAGCACCCCTAAACCATTCTTCTTGTCGCTGTGTCATTACCCTCCTTACAATTGTGGAATTCCACTAGTGGCCTTGTCTGCGCCCTGATAAATGCCCTGAATGATCTGGAAAAACAGCCAGGCGAATCTGCCAAGAATGGGCCAACCATTCAATGCATCCAGATACATGGCGAGGACCAACGCAAGCCCGAAAAGAGCGAGGGCGATGGAGAGGGCGGCTTTGGTGGCTTTGATAATCAGAACTAGGATGCCGACGATACCGAGCAGTCCCAGCAACACCAGGAAGATGTTAAACAGGGCGTCACCGATGGTCATAATGAGACTCGGAAGTTAGAGCCCTCCGAACTTCCCTGGGTTCATAATCACGAGTCCGAGCAACGCCACAATGACGGCCGTAATAACTAGCCAGACCACCTTGCCGATATTTCCATTGATCTCTGCCACATCTGTTTTGAGGGGGTCCAGGCGATCCTTGAGCTCCTGCTTGGAGACGTACTTCTCCGGAATCTCTTCCAGCTTGCGCTTCATGTCCCCGAGTTGAGTCTCAATCCGTGATTCATGTCTGGTGGCACGCTCAGCCCCATCCATCAGTTGCTTATTGATGGCTTCCAGCTGGAAAGATACATATGCCTGGCGAGTCGCTTCGTTGGATTCTGGTTCTGGTATGTGAGTGGTGGGTGATTTTCGTGGAGACATAGTAATAAGTTGTTTGATGGCATCTAGGTCAGATTAGACATGTATTATGCGGCCTCATAGGTGCCAAAGGCTCGTATTCCTTTATCTGCCCCCAGGGCAAAATTCGACGGCTTTTGTACTGAGCCGTTGCCGCTACTGGTTATATATGCAAATGCAAAAACAGCCCCCCCATCACTGGCATATGCTCCCAAAACTTGAGTGCCATTACTCGTATTGGCTGGGACCGGAATACTGAAGTTAATTCCTGGCGCAGCAGGGCTTCCCAGGGTGAAGTTTGCTGATAGCTGGAATGTGACCACCTTGCCAACCTGTTTATACCTGGCCATGTTGATCACAACGCTCGATATAGCCATACCACTGTGGCCGCCAAACGTCGGTGTCCAACTTTGCCACTCTCCCCCTAATTCGCCAGCGGTAGTGGAGAGCTTGGCATTGGTGAGAGATCCATCCTTTATCTGAGTGGTGTCAACGCTTTGCGGTGCGATCTTGTCCCCATCGACATACGCACGCACCCGCTTTTCGACGATGTTGCCTGAGTTGATTTTGGCGTCAACACCAGTCCCGACAGTGATATGAGCGAGCTCAATATAAGGATTCTCTCCAGTTTCAGCTTCAATCTCGGTGGAGTTCGGAGCGCCAGTCAACGAACCACCACGGCGCACAACAAGGAACTTCATAGCTCCAGGATTGTTCGCGTTTTCGATGCTGCCTTCCGTCATATCCACATACGCTACCAGCGCATCGGTTTTGGTCACACCAGAGTCGTTGAGTGGGACATCGACAGTCTCATCCTGAGCATTCCATGCCTGGATGAAGGTTCCGTTTGAGTGGATAAAAATGACATGGTCGTCATTGAGCGATCCGGAGACGATGACACTCAGGTCTGGGGTAACTTGCGCAGAGACCTTGAGGGCATCGGGATCAATCACACCACTGGAGGTGAAGACCTTGCCAAAGATTTTCAAAAAGCCCTGGGGGCTGGTGCGGCTGGCACTGGTCAGAGGATGGGCGTAGGTGGCCATTAGGCGGCCTCCTGGGACAGTTCAATATCAGGTACCGCGACCGTCTCGCCGTTTACCACTGTGGTCACGATGATGTTTTTGGCAGCGCCAGTGCGGCGGATGATTCCGGCTGGAGGGAGTTCGCCTGATTGGATTTTCTGGAAGAGTTCTTCGTTGGTCATGGGATATAGGTGTGCTGCTTACATTATATCAAGCGGCGAGTTTGGATTAGGTGTCATCACTCCAGCCGAGGGTCATGCGCAGCTGGTAAAAGCAATACAGAACAAGCATTGGCGAGGAGATAACCGAGCCCTTTCCAATGGTATATCTGAAGCCTATCCTCACCTTATTGTCTGGGATCCTGTATGCCTGGGCGCTGGGGATGTCATAGGGGCGATTGGCGTTGTCGTTGGTGATATCTCCCGCATATGTCATCCAGGTTTCCTGCGCCTGGTTGGAGAATCCACCGCCGAACCGGAAGTCCCAGTTTTCCACCGACATAGGCGTCCCTGACCCAACATTCCCAAAAAACATGAATGAGGTATGCATGAGCGACCCGACCAGGATAGGGCTCCCTTCCGGCGCCTCGATATCGACAAAGGTGCTGACTGTAGGGCTGGGCGCAGGCACCCCCCCTTCCGCTGACAGGCCGTTAATGATGAAGCTTGCATAGCCTTCCACCACCCCTAGTCGCGTTGCCTGTATCCCCTGCTGCTGCACGGTCCGCGCCGTCAACTGCTGGTTCTGGAGGTGGTTTATCTGGGCGATAGCCTGTCGCTCTAGTTTGTTATCTGCGATATTTCTGCTCATAAGGAATCTTTACATGAATGTCGCCCTAATCTGATAGAAGACCAGCAGGGATGGCGTGGCTCCTACTGGCATGCTCCAGGCCTCGAAGGCTTGCAGTTTGGCGGTGATGCGAGCTGTGTTGCTTTCAACGACGGTAGCAAAAATGTCATCGGGGTCAGTAAATGATCCTGAGCCCTTATCTCGCTTGTCGTAGGCCAGAAAACAATCCCAGCGCATCCTGGTTGGCCAGATACCTACCACATCCCCCAGCTGATACGACACGCCAGACGGCGTCTCTCCTCCGGCTGCCACGGGGTAAAAGGTCGAGTACATCAGGTTGCCTATCATGGTGATGCCGCTGGTTGGCGATTCAATATCAATGTAGGCCACAGACGGGTTGATGGTCGTGGGGATAGACATGATGAAGTACCCCTCCAGCACTCCCAACCGGAGAGACTGGTTGCCCTGCACTTGCAAGGTTCGCTTGCGGTCATAGTTGTCTCTGACGCCTCGAATGGCAGAGGCGACCTGAGCGGTGGGGCTTTTACGATAGTCAAGAAGTCTTTTCGACATAGTGGGTTATCCAATAATCATCCTGACCTGAAAGAAAATCAGGTACTGGTCAAGGCTTGCAGGCGACTCGACGTCATCTAGCCGGTACACCGCAAACGTGACTCTGGCCTTGTGATGGGGGATGCTTGAGGAGCCGGCTGTCTCCAACATGATTTCATCAATGGTTTTTGTGGTGGGCCCAGGGACAAGCCAATACTCCCCCATATCGCTCCGGCCGTCATAATTCAGCCAGACTCGATACACGTCATCCCCTATCTCGTGGCTCTCAAGGTCGGCATTGATGAGGGTGCCGTTGGTGTATTTCACAAAGGTGGAGTGCAGGATGGTCGCGATTACAATCTTGCTGGGATCCACCGCTTCTACGTCTATTGAGGTAGTGGCAACGATATCGGCGTTGGGTGGCACATCCAGCACCCGGTACCCCCAGATAACCTCAACATTTAACGCCTGGGAACCTTGGGGTTGCATGGCTCTCCCCTGCGCCTGAGTCCTGGTAAGGCCATTCAGCACATTTTCAAAAGACTTCTCAAGTTTCAGGTTGGAGATATTGGTACTCATTACTGGTTGGCGACGGTCAATCGCACATCCTCGCTATCCATGTCATTGATATCCACAGCAATCTCGTGGATTCGCCATGCCCGACCATCGATATTCTTGAATGATGGTCTGTTGGGAACGGAGAATCTCACCCAGTCACCCACCCAGTAGGTACCAACCCCCGGCTGCATTCCTGGACGAAGTACTACATCTGGGATAACAAGTGGTGTGGCAAAGGTACGAAGGGTTTCATCACCGAAACTTTGCAAGGTCGGCACATAGGATACATCGGCATAGTCGTCGATTCGCTCCATGCGGCCGTAAATCTCCTGGGAATCGAAGTCATCCCGGGTCTCGATCGGGGTGATATCCAGACCATTTCCTGATCCCCGATTGATGGAGACATTGGCAACCTGGGAAGCATCCATCGGTCCGCTGATGGTCTTGATGTTGCCGGGATAGCTGAAGAGCAACTCCTTGAGGAAGCGCCCCTGTTGGGGTGAATGGACATTGACTCGCCGGTCGTAAGAGAAGCTGAAGTCAATTGAGTTGTTACGCTCGGTAATGGCCTGGAATATCTCTTTCAGGTTGGTGGCAAAGGGATGCCAGTCATCGGTCAGGGGGCGGCTGGGGGCAATATGCCCCTCCTGCATCATCAAGTTGCCGTAGGGAAGATTTTGGGTGGTGTTGATCATATCCATGATGATCTGGCCGATATCGATGTTTTCATACCTGGTTTTGCCACCATCATCTCCCACCACGGGCCAGAGGTAGCGATGGATGAAGTCATCCAGATAGCCGGATGCATGGACAGTGAAGGTCTCGTTGGTATCCAAAGTCGGTTTGACGTAGCGGACCCGGGTGCCAAAGATTTGACGATTCCCCCTCCAGACATGGATATCGTGGATACCCGGGCCCAGCATTTCCTGGGGAGTCATTTTCAACTTGTCAGCCCGCTCCTCGATGACAGGAAGACTCATCGAAAGATCGAGCGTCTCCGCCCGATTCAGTCCCGCGGTGTAGGAACGTCGGGTGCAGATATCTGAGATATCCGCCACCAGCCCCTTGTCCCCGAGCCGGGGATCCCATATTTGCAACTTGTAGAGGGATTTCTTGGTCTTGCTCATGATTACAGGCCGGTATAGGTATCTCTAAAGTCTATTTCGGCATAGCCTTCGGTATAGGTCTCCGCCTCCAGGTGAATGTCATTGGTACCTGGTTGCACCTTCCAGTGCGTTGATCCCGCGACGAGGTCTCCCATACGGTTTGTCGACTCGCCCTGAATAATTGAACTGTCGCGGGTGTCGATCGTGACGACATCACCGGCAAGGAGGGTGTGGTTGATCCCGATAAACTCACCGGTAGCAACATTGGTCAGGCGGGGGTTGATCATCGGGCCATGCAGGCGCGCAACCATTTGGGCTTCAGTCGTGCCGGCGTTATTGGCGGTGGCAAACCCACCGGATGATTCGGTGAAGATGATGTCCCAGATGAGGTCGAAGTCCACCCCGCCAGGCTTGGGTAGGCCAACGGTAACGGTCTTTACCGATTGCGATTCGAGAACACCACTTGGGTTTCTTAGCTGGAGTCGCCATTCATTGGAGGTGGGAAGTCCCAACGGGGCGCTGTAGCGATCCATGAAACAGGTAGCCTGCAATTGTCGGCCGGTCATGTCGGTGAATCGCAGGAGCAGAGGCTGGGCACGTCCCAGATTGTTATAGGTATGCGTCAAGGCTCTAGCCATGGCTTCCCGTTCGGCCGTGTAATTGGCGAGAACCTGATGCTGATCATCCAAATGCGCTGTGCGGAGATAGCCACTCAGGGAAATGAGACTGCCGCCTGGTAATGCCTGTGCCACCGTTTCGCCACGAATACCCGGGTTGGGATAAGCATCGAGACGCATGGAAGGGCCGTCAAGCCCCTCGACTCCGCGGGAAACAACGGCAGGAAGCCACTCGTTGAGTGAATGCAGGTGGTATTCATTTTTGCCGTTACCAATGTAAATCTCTTGCATATACTCCTATCTGATTTGCCAGGCCAGGGCGCTGAAAAAGGCGTCGGGATCCATATTGCTTTGGTTGACGACCGTGCCGATATTGACGGTGGTTTGTCGCCCTTGAGGTTGCTGGGAGAGGATCTGCCGGGTTTGCTGGGTCGGGATGATCCTGGTGCCGGCCGGGAACTGGGCGATTTCCGGCCCACGTTCGCCAACCAGTGTGGTTTCGCCTGGGCGTGTGGTACCGCCACCGGCGCGCGGGGTAGCACCAAAGATGATGTTGGAGATATCCACACCACCGGAAATACCCAGCCCTCCAGACTTGATCGCCTTTTCGAGGTTGAGCTTTATCCCCTCTCCTGCCTCGTCAACACCATCACCGATGCTCTTATTGAATTTAGTCCAAAAAGTGTCGGCTGCAGCCTTGCCACCGTCACCAATGACCAACCCGCCGGATGAAACAGCGCGCCTCAAATCGAAGGCAATCTGATCCTTGACTTTATCAGATCCGGCACTCACGCCATCCTTCATGGAGTTGGTATAACTGATCCCCAACTCGTTACCTTGCTTTCGTATCCTCTCCAGCTGTTCTGCGTAGTTGCGGGCGGCCTCAGTGTTCTGCTCGGCAAAGCTGCGTTTGAGACGTGAAAGATCGTCCTCCTTGACCGCCTCACCAACCTGGGCCACATCAGCGCGGTGACGGTTGAGGATAACTAGCTCTTCATTGAGAGATATCTGTAACTGTGAGAGCTTCTCGTCATGCCGCTTCTTATCTGCGGAGACATCTTCGCTGTATTGGGCCTTTCGCTTATCTATTGACTTCTGGTAAGTCTCTGTCTCATTTCGCAGTTGGTCTTCCAGCTTGGCTATCTTTTTCTCATTGGCTTCCTGGTAAAGAATTCCATCAACTACCAGTCCCTTCTCACGCTCTTCGGCAATTTGCGCCTCGATGTCTTGGACCTTGTCCAGGTGACGTTCTTCAAGGGAGGCGATGTCATCCTCGTAGGACTCTTTGCGCTTGAGGTTGGCAGCGTCGTAAGCGGCCTGCTCCTTGGCAATATCCGACTGAATGGATCGAGACTTATCGCGGTGCGCGATAACCATGTCTTTTACTGATTCCTGGAATGACCGATTACGGCTCTCCATCGAACGTTGATATTGACGAGTGGCGTCGTCAATTTGTTGTTGCATCTTTACTGAAGCGGCACCGTTTTCTTGAGTCATGCGATCAAGTGACTCTTTGTGAGCATTGGCGGCGGCATCTGCCCCACTATTCATGATCTTCTTCATCTGGGTGTCGTAATTCTCCCAGATATTGACGAATCCTTGAGTGGCGCGATTGATTCCCTCATTGAGTTTATTCATATCCCGGCTCAGAATCGCCTGGACTGTCCCCATAATTGCCTGGCCAAGACCGACAAAGACCTGAATCGCAGTCTGGGCGATGGCAACTATCGTGACGAGCGACCCCTGGAATATCTCTATACCTTTGCTTGATTTATTCACACTTTGCAGCATGTCCGCAAAAGCCCCAGTGGTGAACTCCACGGCCGGCATAAGCACTTGGCCCAACGAAACCGATGCTTTCTGTCCTTCAGCTTCCATCCGAGCGACTGAGCCTGCATAGGTATCCATATATACAGCGGCATCGCCAGCAGTATAAGCACCTTGCTGCATGTAGCCGATGAGCTTTGCCTGCTCTGTCTCAGCAGCGGTGAGTTGCTCAACGGTTTTGCCGAGGGCGGCAGCACCGACTTCAAGAGCATTTGAGAAGTTATCGGTATGACCAGCAGCATCACCCAAGGTGGAACTCTGCGTCTTATACGCTTGCGCCAGGTTTTCCACTGCTTGACCATAGGTCAGAGTCTCCTTACGACCAAACGCAGCTTCATCCTTGAAGCGAGCCATTAACATTGTGGCGGTATCTATATCCATACCGGTGGATAGAAGTGTCTTGAGGGCCACGGCGGCAGTTGAGAAGCCGAGTAGGCCATCGTCTGTGACTTGCTTTATGGCTGCATTCATCTGGTTAGCAGTAAATCCGAAGGCCGCACCGGCGGAATTGAGACCCATCAGTGAGCGTTCGTAGTTGGATGCAGCATCTATCGAGGCCTTGATGGCATCAGTCGCCAGTTGGATCCCCTTTTGAATGGCATTCGCCGCCAACGTCCCCACCGTGAATGTCTTGAACAGGGATGAAGAAGACTGCGCGGTGCCGTCCTGCGCGATGCCAAGGCTCTTTGTTGTCTCGGACAGCTCCTTCTCTGCCAAAGAGAGGTCCTCGGTGACTTTCTTCAAGTCAGCCTTGGATTCCAGCCATGAAGAGGTATCGGGAGCGGTGAGGATACTTCGCGCGGCATCCTGCTGGATCTTCTTGAGCTCCTGGATCCGGCCACTGAGCTCACTAATTCCACTTCCTACACTCTTGAAGGTGGAAGTGGCGTTATCAACGGCGCTGAGTTGTATTTCGACTTTGTTCTGGGCCACGTGCCTCCTACTACATATCTTCCTGGTCTGGTGAGATAAACGGCGCCGGGTTGCTGCTATGTCCTCGACTCTCCGCTTCCTGTCTCTGCTGCATTATTTCCATCGCTTCAGCCTTTGCCTTGTACTCAGCGGCCTGATCGGCTGCCCAGTAAAGGAATTCCTCTGACGGCTCAATCTCGAATTCGGCCATCGAGAGGCCGAAAATAGCCCGATACCGTTGCTCTAGACGCTTGGCTGGCTCGTGGCCTCGACCGGCGTGGTAGTCGTCGAGGGCTGCGAGGCTTTTGGGTCAGGATTCCCCAGCACGCGTCCATAGAGTTCGAGCATGGCCAACGCGTCAAAGGCCAACTCAATGTCATCGGCAGCCAAGTCCACCAATGTGCCGTCATGAGCCAATGTCTTCCCTGAGACAAACAACTGGCTGATGACAGACGACATCTCTTCGATCGCTTTGGTGTCGTCATCACCAACCGTTGCAACTTTCTTCTGGATGATGCGGCTATCCGGGATGCTTAGAAAACGCGACTCGATATAGGCGTCCGCGTCTTCCCAGGCCTTGCCGAGAAAGCCAAGGGAAATACGCTTGGTGCGGATCTTGAATTTGGATTCACTCATTAGTAACTGGTCTCCATGTTGGTAATGGTCATGGTCAATGACTTGGCAGCGCTGAAGGAATGAAGTGGCTGGTAGTTAATCGACTCAGTCATCAAATCATCCAGTCCACCTTCCCTGCTCCATTCGGTGAACAAACCAGGCTCAAAGTCGATGGCCACGGATGGGTGAGTGTTGGCTTCGGGCTCAGAAGCGGATCCAATCACCACATCGGTGTTCTCCATAATGATGCGGAAGGCCTTGGGCGTTGTACCCATCACCAGATCCTTGAACTCGGTGCTGACATAGGTCTTGTTGAGCGTCAATGCCAGGTTACGCACACCCGGATCGAAGTCTGGATCGATGGATCCAAGACAGCCGTTGGTGGACAGGTTGTTGTTGAGGGTGAAGGTGAAGTCAGTGAAGCAACTCTTGGTGGCTTCATCCAGGGCATCCACTGTGTCGGCTACATAGAGCTTGATCTGACCAGGAAGGAAAGAATTCCCCTTGGTTACGGCGCTGGTATTGCTCTCAGCGACACTCTTGCGGCCCATCCATTGACTGGCATAGGTAGCAAGGGAGCCCATGGCGCCAGATATTTCAAGCTGACCACAGAGGGCGCCGGCGTAGCGGACGGACTCATTGGCGTCCTTGGTGGAAATGGTGAATGAGGGCAGGGTATTGGCCAGGTTGATTTTGTGGACCTTTACTCCAGTCGCGGTCGCGTGGTTGTCTGTAGAGATGGATCCGAAGGCTGCCAGACCTACAAGGGGAAGTGTTTGTCGTAGATCACACCATTGATATTGCCATCCGAGTAGAGGTAATCAATCCCGGTAGAGAGGATGTCATCACGGGTGCCGGTACCGCTGTTGTCGGTGACGGTCGCCTTGCGATCATTGATGCTGTTTTCCTGGATGGGGAACCAGTTTGTTGCGGCCACGGCTGTGCCGTAAGTGGATTCCTTGCCCAGGCCGGTTGAACGTTGTCGTCCTAGTTGCTTAGCCATTATTTGTGCTCCTTATTGTGTTTTGCTATGTATTTCGCATTTGCTTCCTCGGCTTCTTTGAGGCTGGTGAACTCGCCGCCAAACGGCAGGTCTATGTCCTGATTCGGGAAGAAATAGTCAGTCCTGGGGGCTTCAATTGCTTTTGGTTCCTGCTTGGGAGTGGCCTCTTCGATTGTTTCGATTTCTGTATCTTTGGTATTCATATATGTGTTTCCCGCCTTCCTACGGGTCTAAATCCTGGTAACGGTCTTCGGCAACGCGAATGGCAACATCAATCCGGTAGACCCGCGCTGGATATCGTTGGTCAAAGGCCCATTGCCCACTGGGAATGACATCGAGCACACCTTCGACTTCCTGAATAGGGCTGCCGTTCTCAATGGCTTGCAACACCTGGCGATAAACCAGATCTGCCAACTCGATAGCGGTGTCTTCCGCGATTGGCGAATCCTCATAGCTTTCGGTGATTGAGATGCCAAACGTGAAGGTGCTGACGTTGCTCGCGCTATCCAGTGTGGTCGTGGTGTTGCTAAGCGGTTCTACCCAGAATGCCGGGTAGGTTATTTGTTTAGGCGGGTGCTTACTCTTGTCCTCCCACCCACCAGGCAGAACCTCAGAGACGTCAATGCCGTCGACCAGGTCATAGACTGCGTCTCGCAGCGGCTTGATGATGGTCATCAGGCGCCACCTCCAAGCTCACGGACAATTTCTGCGGCCGCAGTGTCGAAGTAACCCTGAACCGCATTGGTATTGCGTTCGAGAGATCCACGCATATACCAGCGCGGGCGAGAACCTTTGACTTCCTTGGCGAAGTACCGCTTGCCGTTTTTCTGCCAGGCCAGCACCTTCTTGGTCTTGGGCCGGATCGGGGTGCCGTAGGGACCATAGATACCGGTTCCCCTCTCCTGATACTCGGAATAATTTAGATCTGTTCCGACTGTGCCGATGATTGTGTTGCCTGATATTTGGAGAGGATCAATCAGAATCGACCCGCGCAATGTGCCGTTATCAACCGGGACCAGTTCCTTGGCGGTTGCCTTCAGTCGCACCAATGACTTATTCATGGCGGTGGTCAGTTTGGACATGGTTAGTTGTGGCGATCGCTGGAAGGCAGCCTGCAGCTTGTTCATGCCCTGGATGTCGAGGTGGTAGCTAATCATGGTCAGGTACCCGCCTTCATCTCGGCATGGACACGGGTGTGGGCGCCGAAGGGTGTGTTAAAGGTTTCGACTCCAACGACGCGGTAACGGGTTGTGCCTTCCATTAGGTAGTGAAAGTGGGTGATGTCGTAGACGTCTTTGAAGCGGAAGCTGAAAGCCAGGGCTGCCGGTACTTCACGAATCGCAATGACTTCTGCCGATGATGGGACTTTGAATGCTGGCAGGCTGCTCATACCCTCAACTGACTGCATCTTGCCGTCGACGACGCTGACTGTGGTGTTTGTTTGCAAATGTTTGAGCATCAGATAGCGAATGGCTTGCGGTAACGAGCCATGACCTCCTTGATGCTGCTTGGAATGTTGTCACCGATGGATTTGGCGAGCTGGGCAGAACGTGCCTTCCAAAACGCGTCGGTCTGGGCCGTCGAATACTCTTCGGTATAGCCATCAACACTGTATTTCTTCAGCTGACCTGGCGGGGTGGTTACTTCGCTGCTACCGCCCTCCTCCTCTTCCCCCTCACCGGTAGTGGTGTCTGTAGTGGAAGCCGAGAAGTTGGCAATCTGCTGCAATTTGAGCGTGACCATATCGATCATGGCATCGCGTAGATCCCCGGGCAAAGTGTTCTCCGTCCAGCCGGCGGTATAGACAGCCTTGACCGCTTTCAGTCCACTTGGCCAGCTAAAGGTGCTCTCGATCTCTCCGCTCTCTGACCAGTCATAGGTATTACTGGGGATATCTGTGTACCCACCACCTGACTTCCGGGAGAGGGAAAGAGACGAGACAGGAGCCCCGGTTGGCAGCCAGACATGGGAGTATCCATCCGAGAAATAGGATGTTTGCTCCGCCTGCTCGATCGGATACCCCACATAGCGACTCACATAGGCGGTCGTAGCATTGATCAGGGCTTCAGCCACAGCCTTGCCATTGGGGTCGGTCAAGTCGATATTTCGTTCGGTTTGGATAATTTCGGGTGTAAAAAGCGACATAGGTACGTCAAGAACTGGCGCTCATAGGCGTCTGTGTTCAAAGATTTCGTTACTTGTATTGGATATCTCTATTGTATCAGCCGAACGGCTCGGATATATGTTGGCAAAGCCGGGGCATGCGAGTATTATGAAGACTCTGGGGGAAATGAATACAAATACTGGAAGCCATAATCAAGGAGTGCGTCATGGAACCGCCCAAGGAGGAAGTGCGTAGGAAACCTGCATTTGAACACGAGTCAGGAGAGCCTTGGGAAGATATTGAGGTTCCCCCCTGGTTCGATGAGCTGGTGGTCATCTGCATTGACGCCTCCGCCTCAATGTCTGAGGACAATGATGCGGAGACTCCGGGAGTGTCAAAAACGGTAGAGGTACTCAATCAGGTATTCAACGCCAAGGATAACCTGATGGCGACATTGGCTGGAGGCACAAATCGACGCGCCTACCATGTGGCCTTTATTGCCTTCGATAATGAGGCAACCGTTGTCGCCAGGCCAGCACCGCTCGTTGACCCGACTACTGATTTAGTTGCCTATCTTGCTGATGTCGATCTTGCGCCTTATTTCAGCTATGGAGATGGCACAGCTATTGGCAAGGCATTACTCCTGGCGGGCGATATTACCGATGGGTGGCTGAGTAATCCGGAAGTGAATGGGCAGCGGGGCAAGGATAAACGATTCGCCACCATTATTATCGTGTCTGATGGTGGGGAAAATCGATCGTCCGATCCCAAAGGCAAGGCGGCCGTAATTAAAGCGAATTACAGCGGCCAGCCCCTCCACCTGGGCGACTCTATCGTCCGGGAACGGGTGACTATTGCCTGTGCTGCCTACGGAGATAAAGCCGATAAGGAGCTGTTGAAGGATGTCTCCTCCGGGCCAGATTTCTTCGATACTCCAAAGTCCGGGAAACAACTCCGCGACTTCCTCCTCAAGTCCATTACCGCGCTTCGTGAGTCTCCCAAACAGGGGTCCGAAAGTGCTGTAGATGAAACACAGCCCATTGCCTGATGCGGCGAATCCGCAAATGGGTGAGGAATTGGAAAAAAGTAATGACTCAGACTCCCGAAGAAGAGCCGTGTACCAGCTCACCTGAGGATCCAGACGAGCCAGCACCACCTCCTGCTGCGGTACAGGAGGTGGTGGTCGATAAATGTGCGGAATCAACCGCCACAGATGTAGATGAGACAACCGAGCAAGATACCAGGCAAGATCCAATACCAGCTCCGAGCTTTTCTCCTCAAATCCCGCCCGCTCCCGAGGATTTGCCCAACTTTTTGTCAGGTATCGTTGCCAGTGCAACCTCTGTTGGACACGAGGGTCGGCAGGAAGATGCCTGTTTTCATCTCCAGCTTCCTGGCTGCAATGTCATAGCCGTGGCCGATGGGATCGGATCCTTTAGTCAGAGCCGGATCGGTTCCCATCAGGTTGTGTCCTCAGCTGTAGGATCCATCCTGAGATTCGTGATGGACGGTGGTCTCAAAGACATCGAGAACCACCCTGAATTGCCTGAGCTCATCGTGCGGGAAGCCGTTACCCAGGCCGATAGGGATATCCAGAGACTCAATCTTTCACTCGCCCAAAGCGGTAATGGAATCACCGCCACCACTCTGCTGCTGGTGGCAGAATTCTCCGATTGTTTTGTCTTCGGCAGCATTGGAGACGGTGGGGCGTTTCATTTCTCCGGTGATGGTCGATACGCCCGCAACTACCTGCCCAAGGGAGGGAAATACGGCGATCGCATGGACAACGCCCTGGGCACGGCCGCCAATATCAAGCCGGATATCCAGAAGATCCCCAAGTTACACGAATCCGGGAACTTCTTTGCCATTTGCTCCGACGGGATGGCTGTAGGGTTCGTCAATCGTCAAAGAAGGCAAGTAGAAAAGCAACGGGAAGAGAACGGCATCTACATGATCCGCGACGAGATGGCATACCACTTCGCCAACAAGCAGACACCCAATGCGGATGTCCATCACATCCTCGAGAGGTGGGTTCGTGGATATGAACTGGAGGTGGAGGGTGGTTCAAACACGACCCACAAGCATGACAACCGCACTGTAGGTGTACTGATTGACGAGGATTGCCTGGAGTACTGGATGAAGCATGGAACAGCTTTTTTCCCTTAGGACAAACATGCAGTCAACACTCGTCGCTTCCCCATATGTGATTGGCGCAATCGACAAGGACAAGACGAACGGCAGGGCAGATTTCTTCGCTACCCATGACGCCAAAACAGGCAATCCGACACCATACCTATACAAGGAGTACAAAACCCCCAAGCCGGAAATCCGGGCCAGGATATTGAACTTCCAACAGTATGTTGAGGGCTTCCACAAAAGGACTGGCATCCTGTATATCGTCCCTGCCCTTCCCCATGCCGCGGTCCAACGTACCGATGACACGAAGTTTGGGGTACTGGTCCAAAACGTGAAACGCAGCCGGGAAACCAAATCCCTTGATGTGGCGATGTTCAAAAACCTCTCTTTGGGCAGTCGTCTCCTGATTGCGGCATCGCTGGCGAGACAAGTAGCGTCCCTTCATAACGCCCATATCATTCACACGGATATCAATCCCCCCAACATCCTCTTTCACAACATGTATTGCAAACCACCTATTGACCTGATCGATATGGACTGGGCAGCAGTCGGCGTTCCGGGGAAATCTGGAGTCTATCGTGATGGACTCGCTCCGGAGACGTTCGTCTTTTTCCAGAGCAACTTCCTGGCTCCTGAGATCCGCTACGGCACCGTTCGGCCAACCATAGAATCGGATCTATGGGGATTAGCTATGGCTCTGCATTACATCCTTCTTACTCCGAGAGAACCATTCAGCCTCTTCAAAGGGGTGAGACCAGATGATGTCACCACTCACAAATTGAAATGGCCACCGGAGCCTGCGGCGGGAGAGACGAATTCCAGTAAGCGACACCGGGCCGCCTTTGCCAGGCTGGACGTCATCCTGATGGAAAACTTCCGACTGTGTTTCGACCGGCAATATGACAAGATCTTCTACCCTCACCTCCGGCCAAGTGCTATTGACTGGATGAAGGATTTGGATATCGCCATGAAGAATATGAAGGTGTGCTCATCCTGCAGGGAAAGCTATGTCGGCATGTATGGAAGGAAGTGCCCGATCTGCAAGCCTGAGGGGAAGGTAAAGATTATTGGGGGTCGGCGAGTGCCGCTTCGGGAGTGA